CGGGACACACCAGTTTCGGTGCAATGCCGCCGCTGTTTTTCACGGCTTTGACTAAGTGTTGTTCTATGATTTTCTCTCGCATAATGTTCCTCCATCAGGGATTAGAGTGGGTGGTGACGGCCTGTGATATGTATTTCCGTAACTTTTCTTAGGTCTTGTTTTTTTGTGCTCTAAGAATAGTTTCTGTAAAGACTGTCAAAGACCGTCACCTTTGGTTCAATCAAGGAAGTCCGACTTGAGCTGCAGGCCTAAGATCAGCCGTGCGGATTTGTTTCTTTTCCTTTCAAAACCGGCGCATTCCAGCGCAGTGTAGAAATCAGTCGTGCTGCGGATATAGTCGCCCACCTGCATGCAATAGCTGCGGTATGCGTTGTAGACCTCGCCGGATTTAGCGATCAGGCCTGATCCGACCTCACAGCACTCATCAAGGAATTGTGAGAGCCAGTCGTTATTGTCCTTGTACTTCTGGATCGCAGCTTCCACCACGGCTGGCTTTACGATGTGATAATCCTTTTCGATCACACGCTTGGCACCGGTCATGATCCATTTCAGGATTGCACCGCCAGCTTTGTTAAAAAGGTAGTCGGCATAGTTCTTGATGTCAGAGGAGCCTTCGATTTTGGCGTTAAAGGGAATGACAATCAGCCTACGCCACGTTCCGGCATCAATCGCACCGACCTTCGGCAGATGGTTCGTGTAAAGCACAAGGGTGTGGCTCGGCACAAAACTGAACGGGTCCTTGTATTTTTTCTCCGCATAGATCTCGTCCGTTGAACAGAGCTGTTTGACGTTGGATGTGTTCAGACGCATGCCTTCCTCCAGCTCGGCGGCAATGATTATCCGTTTGCCTTTGGCTTCAGCCAGCTCCGGCTTTACATTCCGCTTGCATCCGACGGTCAGAGTATCTGCGGACATGTTGCCGCTATATGTGCCCAGCACACGGGAGAGCGTATTCCAGAAGGTGGATTTTCCGTTACGGCCTTCACCGTAAGCAATGATCAAGCCCTCGACACAGACCTTCCCGATAGCGGAAAGACCAGCGATCTCCTGAACATAATCGATGAGCTCGTTGTCACCGCAGAAGAAGGTCTCCAAAGCGTCCTGCCAGATATCCATACCATCATCGGACGGGTCAACCGTGGTCTGCTTGGTAATGAAATCCGCAGGAGTGTGCTCATGAGCGGAAGGAAGGCCAATACGAAGATCGTAAGTTGCTGACGGGGTGTTGAGCAGAAATTCGTCTGCGTCAAGCTGCCGCTGGTCAATCTCAACCATCGGGTGTGCTTCCTTTAAGGCAGCGGTGATGTATTTGGAGTCTCTGCGCTTAATGGCATAGTTGCGGTAGGTCGTGGCGTTCTCGTACTTTTGGAAGGAACGAGCCTGTTCTGAGCTGAAAGCCATAGCCGCTTTCTTTGGACCCATCGATGCCAGCAGCTCCCATGCGCCGTTTTTCATCATTTCGTCGGTTGCCTTCTTGATCTCGGTTTCGGCCTCCTCAAGCTGGCGAGTGGTGAGCTCCTGCGCTACGGCCTGAGCCTTGGGCTTGGATTCCTCCCAGAACCGACCGTTGTAGACCAGAAAATCGGTCGAGGGTGAATAGCGGAGCTTGCCTTCATATTCCCGTGCCAGCACCGTGGCCTGTCCGACGTCAGAATAGTCGGAGGGCTTGAGCTGAAGGTCCTGATTGTATTGCTCAGGAGGAATATAGCCTTCTTGTGCAGCGACCTTCCCATAGAACCGCTGTGCGCTGCGCCAGATACTGTCGAGCTCCGACTGCTCCAAAGGCGGCTGGCAGCAAGCAGCCACTTCCGCAAAATGCTTATGTGCCTCATCGGTATTGCCGAAGCGTTTCAGGATGCGTCCGGCATAGTGGGACAGCGTGGCGTTGCGGCTGCCTTCGGGAATGACGATGTCGCCATAGCTGCCGGAGTCCATGTTGGCGTCAAAATCGTCGTCAGCAAGGAAAGTAGTAAGCGTCATCGGGCCGTCGAATATCTCGACCTCCGGCTCCTTTGTCCCGAAGAAGAACCGAGCAGCATCGAGTGCCTTGGTGTCAAAGTACGGGAAGATGGTGTTGACCAGTTTTTTCATTTCGCTGTACTGGCCGGGTTCGGTAACTCGGTCAATGGCGAAGAAGACGTGGAACTTCGGCCTTGCAGCTTTGCCGCCTTTGGCTTTCATGTGATTGCGGCTGTAATGAACCGCAAAGGCAACACCGGGGAAAGCTGTAGCGACGTCTGAAGGATAGACCCATTCTTCCGGATCGTCGCTGTGGTCGTTATCACAATCGACCGGCAAGCAGTCGGAGCCGATGAAATTGTCGTTGCTGCGGTAGTTGCCCTGATACTCAGCACAAACATAATCGTGCTTTACAGCTTCGATGAGGCTGTCCTTCCCGGTGACCTCGACTTTGTGAGGGTATGTGCAGTTTTCCGGCACCTCCAGACAGTTGGAGCGGTATAAAGTGAATTTCATCTTATTACCTCCTCGCAGGTCTCGCTGAAGTAGCGGATTCGATGTCCCTTCCAAGTTGCTCTCTTGATCTCGGCCTCCATGCCCTCGGAGATCCGGTCACCGAAGACCCACATCTCGGCACATTTACTCAGGATGGCATTCCCGAAAAACAGACCAAGCTCACGTTCCTTGGGCTTGTTGTCGTCAAGGAACTGCGGAAACAGCAGGTGCGGTGCGATGGGAATGTATCCGGCCTCTACCGCAAAACGGCTGTAGCGTCTGGCGGCAGCGGTGTTGCTTTCGACATCTCCGGCATACGGACTGCAGATATACACGATGGGCCTGAATGCCCGGAGAGCTTTTTCTTCTTTTTCAATAGCACAGAAGGCTCCGAATGCTGTGGGATCGGCATAGCCTTCTGCGTTTTTGTATTCGGCCATGATAGGCACCTCCAATCTAAAGTTCTCACTACCCACTGGAGGGTTTAGTGGTATTTGAACGAATCAGAATCAGTCTTTTTTATAAAACATGGTCTCGTAGCCATCAGCACGGAGCTTGAGCCCGTTTGCCCACGGTGGGGTCCGGCCCATCTGTTCACAGAGGACCTTCAGGTCGACGCCGGGGCTGGCTTCGATGACCAGCTCGTCGTGAATGTGCATGGTAATGAAGCAGTGCGACAAGGTCCGCATGGCGTAGCAGAGAATGTCACGGGAGGTGGCTTGGACGATGTTCTCCACGAGCTTCGGGCCGTAGGTCTCCAGCCGCTCCCATTTCTTTGTGCCGCCGATGCCCTCGTAAGTGATACACTCGCTGCCGAACTGATTTGTACCGAGCTTGGGCTTCACATACGAGAGGCGTCTGCCGGACGGGAGCGTAATGAAGAGCATCCCGCTCTGGTAGCAGAACTTGATGCCACAGACCTCGCCGTCCATGTGATACTTCACGGCATTCATAGCTGCTCGGTCGATATCCCACCAGAACCTCACAATATTCTGGTTCGAGTTGCGCCAAGCAGTGACCAGCGGCTGAAGCTCGTCTTCCGAAAGGCCCATCTCCAAGGCTCCCATCGCTTTGAGAGCTCCGATAGAGCCGCCATAGCCGAGGGCGAGTTCAGCGATTTTGCCTTTTTGCCGCAGGTGGCCGTTCACGCCGTGCTTTTCAACAGGGACCTTGAACATCTGCGATGCGGAAGCGCAGTAGATGTCGCCGCCTTTTTCAAAGACCTCCTGACGCCAGATTTCACCGGCAAACCACGCCAGTACTCTGGCCTCGATTGCCGAGAAGTCGGAGACGATGAACTTGTATCCCGGCTTCGGCACAAAGGCGGTGCGGATCAGTTGGGAGAGCGTATCCGGCACATCTTCGTAGAGAAGTTCCACGCCTTCAAAGTCGCCGCAGCGGACAAGCCCACGAGCCTCTGCCAGATCCGGAAGATGGTTCTGGGGCAGGTTCTGCATCTGTATAATGCGTCCAGCCCAACGACCGGTCCTGTTGGCACCGTAGAACTGAAACATTCCACGAGCACGACCATCGGCGCAGACTGCCTTTTCCATCGCCTGATACTTCTTGACGGACGATTTGGCCAGCTGCTGCCGGAGAAGGAGAACCTTCTGCAGCTCTGCCGGAGCGGTCTTGAGCATTTCAGCGACTTCCTTCTTGCCGAGAGAATCCACCTCCAGACCGTTGTCCGAAAGCCACTGTTTCATCTGCTGCACGGAGTTGGGATTGTCCAAAGCGGTCAGCTTCTTCATGGCAGCAGTGAGATCCGCACGGGAGCGGGTGTCCATAGCAATGGCTTGATGCACCAGCTCCATATCAAGGGCGACGCCTCTGTCGTTGATTTCCTGATCGAGGTGATACTGCTCCCAGACCATTTCCGGCACCGGAAACTTGGCGAGCTTTTCTTGAATGGACATTTCGACCTCGACATCACGGATGTTGTACCGTTTGAAGGCAGCCCACTTGTCCGGAGCGTTTTCCGGCAGGTTGCGGGTTCGACCACCATTGGCCTTTGTCGGCGCACAGGGCTGGCAGAAATACTTGATGAGCTCTTTGCCTTCGGTCAATTTCTGCTTTCCGAGGCCCAGAACGGTACCGACACCTTCCAGCGACAGTGGCAAGCCCATATAGGCGGACCAGATCATGGTACATTTCCATGAGGCCGGATCGAGGTAGTTGCCCACGGTGTCTTCCGGGATGCTGTAGTAGGCGTTATCAAAACCGCCATGATACCGGAGCCAGCGGGAAAGGCATATTCTCTCGAACTGAGCGTTGAAGGCCCACTTCGTTACATCGTCGTTTGTCAATGCAGCGATGACCTCCGGCGGGATCTTCTCGCCACAGGCCAGATCGACCACCTGCACAGGGCCGCCGTCCGTGGAATACCCGAAGAGAAGAATGTCGAAATCTGTCGCCTCGGTGTATTTGTAGACGCCGCACTTAGCAAGGTCCACGCTGCTGTAGGTTTCAATATCAATACTGAGTGTTTTCATACACACCGGTCCTTTCCCAAACCTGACAGGGTGGCAGGATTGCTCCCACCACCCGCAGGCCGGAGATTACTTCCTGTCGAGCTCCTTCATTCGGGCTTCGTGGTACTCGACCTCACGAATAGCACGGTCTTTCTCAAGCTGCTGACGCTCGGCTTCCCATGCCGCATTGCGTTTATCACGCTTGCGGTCGTCGATGGTGTCGATGATGGACCTGACGATCCAGAACACGGCCAGAACCAGATAGAGGGACAGAAGCAGGATGCAAAGAATCGTAGTAGCGTTCATGGTGCGTACCTCCTTAAGACAGGAAATCTTCATCCGCATCGGTGGAGAAGTCAGACGCTGCGCTGGACTTGCCGCCGAGGGGTTCGCCGTCACGGATCTTCTGCAGGTTGTTGAGCCCACAGGCGATGCCCTTGTTGCCATTGGAGTTGAAAGCGTAGAAGTTGATGCTGGCACGACCATACACGCCGGAGTAAACCTCGGAGCGGGTCAGGATCGGATTGCAGTCAGCGTCCACGATGCCGGGAGCCGTAGCGGAGTTGGCGTTGATGAAGTAGCTGCCAGCGTAAGCCGGATCATCCGGACGCTCGGTGTCGCCGTCACGAAGAGGCGTTTTGATAGCGGTGAGAGGCGGTACGGTACGACCGTTGCCCTTGAGCTTGGCCTGACCTTCCTCGTAGGCCGCCTGAATTGCCGCCTTGATCTTCTGAACGGTCACGGTGTCAGTCTTCGGAATGATGAGGCTGACGCTGAACTTCGGGGTGCCGCCATTGATGGACTTGGCCTCCCAGACATTGGCGTAGGACCAGCGGGTGTCCTTGCCGGTGATAACCTTCATGGGGTTTGCGAGTTTAGTAGAATTTGACATATTAGTTGTCCTCCTTGAAATCATCGATAATGGTTGTCATTGCCGGTCTCTTATCGCTGTCCGGCACCAGCGTGGGTTTTCCTTGAGGCTTGGTGATCAGGCCTCCAAGGATGTCGTTGAACTGTTTCTTTCCGAGAAGTGAGGTCATGGCGGTGACGCCGAGAATCTTGTGTTCGTAAGGGTCGTACCCGGCAGCTGTTACGGCTGCGATGACGGCATTCTCGTCTGTGTACTTGCGGTTGGAGCGGCCCTCGACCAGCTTGTAGCCGGACCACTGTTTACCGCTGATGGCTGCCTGAAGCGCATAGTCCTTGATGTCGGAGGCCCAAGCGATCAGATCGTCGATGCGACCGAGGATTTCTTCGACCTCTTCATCTGTCAGCAGAGGCGGCTGCCTGAACTCGAACTTGGCAAGCTCCATGTTGGCGTTGGCTCTTTCACGGCAGTCAGCTTTGGCCTTGCAGAACTGGCACCATTCGCCGCAGTGGTATTCACCCTCTCCGTTAAAGGCAAGCTCTGCAGTCGGGGCCAGAACCTGATCGGCCCACTCGTAGAGTTCGTCCTTTGGAATGGTGAAGGTGCTGACGTTAGAGCGTCGGGGCTGGTAGATGGTCATGCTGACGGTGTCGATGTCGTAGATGCAGTCGAACAGCTCCAGCGCACCGAGGGCGTACAGCTTCATCTGCGGGCTGTCGTCGGCTTCGACCAGAACGCCTCTGCCGTGCTTGTAGTCCACGATGTGCAGCGTCCCGTCTGCAATGATGACGCAGTCGCCGGTGCCGAAGCCCTCCTCGACGTACTTGGAGTAGTCGAGCCGCTGTTCGATCAGGACCACAGGGTCCGGGCAGGTCTTCTTGGCCTCCTCGACCAGCTCCATTACGAAGGACACATACCCGTTGGCACATTCCTCCATTTCGGAGTTGTACCAAGTAAGGTCTTCGGTCGGGTCCTTTGCTTCCATACCGAGAGCCGTCCGGAGCTTGAACTCACAGAGAGCGTGGGCGTCGGTACCTTCGGCTGCGAAATCGCTGCCTTTGTCGTCGTAGTCTTCACAGAGCCTTGCCGAAGGTGGGCAGTTGAGCCACCTGTGCGAAGACGATGCAGAGAGAAGTGCGTGGTTAGGCATTTCCGAGCACCTCCGCATCCGCTACCAGAGCCTTGTAGCTTGCCGGGTCAACCTCAGAGAGCTTCTTGGCGCCGTACTTCAGGAGAAGGTCACGGATCTGAGCGGTGAAGCCATCACGGGACTTTTCTGCCAGAATCGCTCTGACCTCTTCGAGGGTGAGTGCCTTTTCCGGTTCTGGAGCAGGGGCCACTTCCTCGCTGCCGCTGAATGCGCCGGTCAGCCAGTTGGCGATGTCGTTAATAGAAGATGCAATATCCCGCAACTCCCTGATGGTCGCTTCCATTTCGCTCATTTTGCTCATCACGTTTTCCTCCTTCCTGAGATTGGCTTGTCTGGTTCAGCTGGATCAGCTTCCTCGCCAGACGTCTTGACACTACGCTGATTGCCGTAAGCACTCCGATGAGCTCTTCATCGGTGACGGCCTTGTTGGGTCTGGACTCACTCATTGGCGGTTCCTCCTTTCTGAGGACCTGTGTTGTTTTGCTGTCCTCAGTACCCACTGGAGGGAAATGGGGTGTTTGGCCAAAAAAATCTGAAAAAAATTTGACCGCCGCAGAATTTCTTCCACGGCGGCCATTTCAGGATGTTAGATATAGTCCTTCAGTGCTTCACGAAGAGTGGAGAGAACCTTGTTCTTTTGGTAATTGACAGTTGAACGAAGCCTTCCCATTTCCGAAGCGATTTCACGCTCCGTCTTGCCCTGCATGATAAGCTCGCAGATGCGTCTGCCGTCCGGGTCAAGGCGGTTAAGCTCGTCGTATAGAGCGTCGAGCAGTTCCTTGTCCATAAGGATGGACTCCGCAGACGGTGCGTCGTCGGCCAGCGTATCGCCAAGGGTAAGCTCGTCTTCCTCGCCGCCGATAGGCGTGTCGATGGAAACCTTCTTACCGGCAGCGTAGAACGGGCAGCCGGGGCAAACACCGTCACACTTCCAAAGCTGGGCCTTGGTGCAGCGGCACTCGCCATTCTTCTGGGCATGGTAGCGGGTGTTCCAAACAGGCTGATAGTAAGCCCTGTAAACTTCCTCGCTGACCTCGATAGGGGTCCCGTCGACCGGGATAAAGTACTTCTTGTCGTTGTTTTGCATGAAAATTTCCTCCGTTCGATTTGCTTGGAACGGAGGAAACCTTCATGGTCAGCTGCAAATGGGTATAGAAATCCAACCGCAGTCCCGACGGAGATTTCTCCGTTCCGGTCTGCAGCTTCCTTATCCAGTAGGCAGCTGTTCGTATTAACTTGTCCCATCAAGCGGCACTGGATCGTCCTGGGCCAGTGGACGTACCGCTTGTGGGTGTGAGCTTTCACTCACAGGTACTATTTTATTGAGATTCCGGATTTTCACGAGGAAGTGGGACTTCCGGTTCAAGTGGCCGAAAAAGCCTGAAAATAGGCAAAAAAATAAGGCCCTCATGTCTTGAAAGACATAAGAGCCTTGATATATCAGGGTTTCATACCGGAAGTGCGACTTCCGAATTATTTTTCAGGAGCAGTCATTTTATTCCCGTTTTTGGGTAGTTGTTGCGGAATACCGGCATCTTGCAGCTTCTCGTTCCACATGAAGATGTTTTCCATGTGGTGGTGTTCTATCAGGTACCGATAAATGAGGTGCTCGTCCTTGGCAGTCATTATGTTAAAACCAGCCTTGAGGATTAAATCATAAGAGAAAGCCGGTTGCAGATTCAGTCCGATGCAAAGAGCAAGTACGCTTTGTAAGGTGATGTTGGAATCCTTCTTTTTTCGATAGTCTTGAATCATGCGAGAGCTTATGCCAGTACGTTCTTCCATCTTCTCGTTGGTATACCCACGACGTTTGATATGATAGTCAAGGGTCCCACAAAACGACGAAGGAACCTCAGCAAGGATATCTGCGACTCGCTTTGCTTCTGCTGCGATGGCAGCCATTTCACGGGCACGTTTCTGTACATCTTCATTCTTGCCTTCCTTCGGATTGAAGCTGGCTTCAACAAAACTCTTTGAATCGGCATCTCTACAAAGGAAGCATATGCGGTAGAAGGAGTCATCGTATTGTGTGCTGACTCGTGTAGTGCGGTCGAATACCAAACAGCACTCATCGACATGCTCTAAGGCGTATTCGGTAAGAGTTGGTTCAGAATCCTCTACAATGCTTACATATTGAGGATCATTAATGACGAGTAGACCGCCAGCGTGAATAAAACGCCTCGCCGCAATATCCTCAGATAAATCCGGGTTAAGCAGGGACTGAATTATGACATTGTTGCGGTCGATGACAAAGGTTTGGCCTTTTTTCAAACTGCCTTTTTTGAAGGAGAATGGCGGGTAGTTCTTACCATCGACAAAGTTGAAAACACCGGCGGCTTGCTCAAAACCGAGCTCAACAGCACGGATCTTTGCGGCTGTCGTTGAAACCTTGAAAAAATCAGCGAACTCACTGATGGCAAGTTCCATGACGTACCCGTCACGGAGGCGACCACGATATGCTCTGTGAAGTCTATTCAGAATTTCGGAGAGTTTTGCCTTACCGGTTTTTGCGGGGATTAGAATTTTGGGAGCCAGCGCATTGGCTTGCCACTCCATCCAAGACAGCTCATCTTCGAGCTCGTTGGACTTCTTCTTATAATCCTCGACAACAGCGCAGGAGATTGCTTGGATATCAGGGTTCAAGAGCTTCTGAAGCTCGAAGAATTTATAGTGCTTGTCCCAATGGACACACTCGTGGATTACGGTATTATTTGTCGAACCGATATTTCGCATAAAAACGACATCGGGGTTAACAAGTATGGTTCCGGGGCATATAGTCCGATCTTCTGTTTCCGAGCATGTTTTATTTGTAAAAACCTCGACATTAGCGTCATTGAAATATGTACGACCAAAGATACCGTCCGGCAATGGAGCGTGATAAACTGTCAATCCCATATTTTCAACAATCTCCTTGATGGGGAGCGGCATGGGCTCCTCTAACGCACGGGGACAGTATTTTTCGAGAAATCTCTCCGCATGCTTATCGAGATCTTTTGCGTAGATGTACGGGACCAAGTATTTAGTGAGCGCATCTTCTGCCCAAAACAGTTCTCTTGAATACTCTGATGCATATCCAATGCTGACTTGTTGGAGCCCATTTCTCAAAGTCGCTGATAAAGGTATTGAGATCCAGCATTCAGTAGAATCGCTTTCATAGTCACGTCGACCACGGCCAGAGATTTCGATTTCCGCACGGACTGTAACTTTACATTCAATCCTGTCGGTATCTGACTCATGGAAATTGACTCCCATGATTTTGAAATCACTCAATTCTACATAGGAGGGGTCAGGAACAACAGAAGTTGATAGGTCCAAGCGACCTTTGTTGTTAAAGAGGTATGATTTAATTTTGCTGAAAATTTGGTTATAGTACACGTCCTCAAGATAGGCCGCAAACGTATCATACTTCTTGGACAAGACACACCCTCCTAACCGAAAATGATTTGAGCTCACAAATTATACCACATCTACGATGAAATTTCAACCATAAACAGTGCAAATTCGAGTGTTTTCAGAGAAAACCTCTTGTGTTTTGCACACTTTCGTGATATAATATTTTAGTCGAGTTCTGAAACAGGCTTTTTTAGATTTAAGGAAGGGAGATCCCGATGGAAGTAAGTTACAAAAAGCTATGGAAGCTGCTAATTGATAAAGATATGAAAAAGAAGGATTTACTTGCTACGGCCGGTATCAGCTGGGCCTCCATTACGAAGCTGTCCAAGGGAGAAACCGTGAGCATGGAAGTCCTAATGAAAATCTGCAAGGCATTAGACTGCAACATCGGAGATATTATGGACCTTATTCCGGAGGAGGAAACAAGTAGTGAGCAGCAGTGACACAATCATCGGTCACGCCAATCCACATACGATTAAGAAGTTCGAGCTTATCGAAAAGTATGTAGAGGCATGGGCACATAAGTTACTTCAAAATCAATACTGCTCTGGACTTGTTTTTATTGATTGCATGTCCAACAGTGGAGAATACGTAGACGATAACGGCAAGCAGGTGTTCGGTACGCCGGTCCGTGTTGCCAAGTATCTCCGGAATGTTGCGGGTCAGTATCCATATAAGCAGATCGACCTGTATTTTAGTGATTT